CTAAGACAAGCTCGTAAAAGATGGAGATGTTAATGGCACCTAAAAAACTTACAAATAGACAAAAGACTACACTTAAAAAACATTCTAAACATCATACTAAAAAACATATGACTAGTATGAAAAAGTCAATGAGAAAAGGAAAAACTTTTGGGGCTGCTCATAAGAAAGCCATGAAAAAAGTAGGTCGATAGTGCGTACAAAACGTGATCCTAAAGTAGGTACTGGTAAAAAACCTAAAGGTTCTGGTCGAAGACTTTATACTGATGAAAATCCAAAAGATACTGTTAGTATAAAGTTTGCAACTCCAGCAGATGCTAGAGCTACAGTAGCAAAGGTTAAAAAAATAAATAAGCCTTATGCTCGTAAAGTACAAATACTTACTGTGGGAGAACAACGTGCTAAAGTTATGGGTAAAACTCAAGTAGCTTCTATATTTAAAAAAGGTAAAGAATCTATTAGAAAAGCAAGAGGTAGTAATGGCAAACGTAATAAAGCGTAAGAAAGGCGGTACAGCTACCAAACGTGACCCAAAGAAGTGGGCTGCTGCTAAAGCTAAAGCAAAGCGCAAGATGGGTGGTAAACACTCTGCCAGAGCTATGCAACTTGCTGTTAAGTATTACAAAGATGCTGGTGGAACTTATAGCGGTAAGAAAAAATCTACTAATAAACTTTCAAAGTGGAGCAAACAAAAATGGCGCACGAAGTCAGGCAAACCCTCCAGCAAAACCGGGGAGCGTTATCTACCGGAGAAAGCAATCAAATCCCTATCGTCAAAGGAATATGCAGCGACCACCAGAGCAAAGAGAAAAGGGACTGCTGCCGGGAAGCAGTTCGTGAAGCAGCCAAAAAGAATAGCGGCTAAAACTAAAAGGTATAGAACGTAATGGCAGTATCAGGAACATATGACTTTAACCTTGACATAGACGAGGTTATACAAGAAGCAATGGAGATGATTGGGGGTGAAGATACTCTTGGTCACGAACCTGCTTCTGCACGTCGATCTATAAATTTAATGTTGCGAGATTGGCAAAACCGTGGTATACTATTATGGACTACAAGTGTATCATCTCTTACTGTAACTGCAAGTACTACTTCTTATGATCTATCTTCTTCTACTATAGATGCTCTTGAAGTTGTGCTTAACAGAGATAATACAGATATTAAATTAGAACGTATAACACCTGAAGAGTTTTTGCTTATTCCTAATAAAACACAAACTGGAAGATCATCTCAGTATTCAATCAGAAGGGGCAGGGACAATCCTGTTATGTCTGTATGGCCTATTCCTGAGAACTCTACAGATATTTTAAAGATTGAGGTATTCAGTGAACTTACCGATGTAAACAAATCGGCAGATCAGAATGCTGATGTTCCTAAAAGATTTTTACCCTGCCTTACTGCGGGACTGTCTTACTATATGTCAATGAAACGATTTGGTGTAGATGCTGGTCGTATACAAATGCTAAAGTCAAACTATGAAGAGTGTCTTGCCAGAGCTATGCAGGAGGACAGGGAAAGAGCTTCAATGCGTGTTGTGCCAAGACTAAGGTATATCTAATGGCAAGTACTAAAAACGCACTGGCTATGTGCGATGTATGTGGATTTGTATATCCGCATCGTAATATGAGAATGAACAGTTATGGGATGCTGGTATGTCCCGAAGACTTTGAAGGACAGTTTGATTTGAAGAACCATCCTCAAAATCATGTGCCTGATGTAAGAGATAATCCAGCTATTCTTAATCCTCGTCCTGATACAGGTGGACGTAATATTACATGGAGTCAGGCCAGTACCGCATGGGGATCAACAGATAAGTATTGGAATCTAATATGAGCGATTTAACAAGTCAACTAATATCAAATACATATAAACAGATTATACTTGTTAGTTCTTCAACTAGCAATACTGGTGTAAATACTTCCCTGAAAGCGGTGCAGACAGGTGATGGAACTAACACTGCTCTGAAGGTAGCTACTAATGCAGTACAGATCACTGGTGCGTTGGGTGTCGGTGGTGCTGTATCTTTGGATGGAAGTCTTCATGTAGATGATAAAGTATGTGCAAGTTCTTTTTATGGCGATGGTTCAAACCTTAGTGGTGTAACTGCAACGATTGCTGGTAATATATCAGTAAGCAATGCCACAGTAGGCGGTAATCTCTATGTAGGCGGTACAGCCACAGTTGCTGGTGCTGCACACCTACAGTCTACTTTATCAGTTGGTGGGGCCGCACAGTTTGCCAGTACGGTAACTGTGTCAGGTGCAACACAACTACAAAGTACAGTAACTGCTGTTGGTGCAGCTACTTTTAAATCTACAGTTACAGTAGAGAATGTAGCAGCCCTAAAAAATAATGTAACTGTTGGTGGTACATTTGCAGTGGCTGGTGCAGCTACCTTTACCTCCAAAGCGGAGTTTGATAATGATGTATCAGTTAGCGGACGTTTGGATATTGCTTCTTCTGTTTGTGTAGGAGGCATTGCAAACTTTGCTGATGATGTATCAGTAAGCGGAAATATAAATGTAGTTGGTAATGTAACGGCTGCATACTATTATGGTGATGGTTCTAATCTTACAAATGTGGAAGCTGAACTTGGTATTGCCACAAACATCTCTGTATCAGGTTATATAAATGCTGGTGGTAATGTATCAGTAAGCGGTACTTTCAATGTTGTTGGTGCAGCAACATTTAAAGATGATGTAAGTGTAAGCGGCAATACTAATCTTGGCGGCACAGTTACAGTAGGTGGCGCAGTAAGTCTGGCATCCAGCCTTAGTGTAGGTGGAGCAGCTAATTTTGCAAGCACAGTAACTATTGCTGGTACAAATATTCAGGCATCAAATGCAAGAGTATGTGCAAGTGCATATTATGGTGATGGTTCTAATCTTACTGGAATTACTGCATCAATAGAAGGCAACATTTCTGTAAATAATGCTACGATAGGTGGTAACTTATTTGTAGGTGGTACTGTAACGGTAGCAGGGGCTGCAATATTTGAAGACAGTGTATCAGTATCAGGCAATGTGGATATAGCAGGTAACACCTCAGTAGGTGGAACTCTGATGACCACAGGAGCCGCCACATTTGATGATGACGTATCAGTAAGTGGTAATACAAATCTTGGTGGTACAGTAACTGTAGGTGGGGCAGTCAGCCTTGCATCAACCCTTAGTGTGGGAGGTGCAGCAAACTTTGCCTCTACAGTGACCATAGCAGGAGCTGTGAGCCTTAACTCTACTCTCTCGGTAGGTGGGGCTACCCATCTTGCCAGTACCGTCACAGTGGCCGGGAAAGCCATTTTTGAAGACAGCGTGTCTGTAAGCGGTAATCTGGATGTCGGTGGCAATGTTTCAGTTGGTGGAACACTCTTTGCTGCTGGAGGAATTACTTATGATGGAGATGTATCTGTCAGTGGTAACTTAGCCGTTGGCGGTAATACTTCTATTGGTGGTACACTCAGTGTTACAGGTGCAGTATCTCTTGCATCTACTCTTAGTGTAGGAGGAGCAACAAATCTAGCAAGCACAGTTACTGTAGTAGGTGCCGGTACGTTTAAAGATAGTGTATCGGTATCAGGTAATGTTAATATAGGCGGAACTGTAACGATAGGTGGTGCAGTATCTCTTGCATCTACTCTTAGTGTAGGAGGTGCAGCAAACTTTGGAAGTACTGTAACAGTAGCTGGTGCGGTATCACTAGCATCAACTCTTTCAGTAGGAGGAGCAGCACACTTTGCATCCACAGTTACAGTAGCTGGTGCAGCAATCTTTGAAGATGCAGTATCAGTATCAGGTGCGGTAAATATAGCTGGTAATACTTCTATTGGTGGTACACTTATAACCACAGGCAAGGCAGAGTTTGAAGATGATGTTTCGGTAAGTGGTAATACTGTTCTTGGAGGTACACTTAGAGTTGCAGGAGCAACATCACTGGAGGGTGCAGTTGATCTTAACAGTACGCTTACTGTGGCAGGAGCAGTATCACTTGCTTCTACATTATCAGTAGGAGGAGCAGCACACTTTGCAAGTACAGTTGATGTTGAAGCCGGTACTGTGAACATGAATCTTAATTCAACAGGCACTAATGCGGGAAGCGTTGTACGTTTCAGAAATTCCGGCACCAACATGGGAGTTATTCAGCTTGGTGCGACGGGTGGAAAATCCATGTTTTTTGATGTTGTAGATACCGATGGGATTATGTATTTCCGCACGCAAGGCGACACCAGCCGCATGACAATTGCCGCCGCCGGGACAGTCAACGTGGCTGGCACTTTCACTGCTGGCACGAAGACTTTTAGAATTGACCACCCGCTGCCAGCGAAGACAGATACGCACTATCTGCTGCACAGCAGTATCGAAGGTCCGCAAGCTGACCTGATTTACCGGGGCCGTGTCGATCTAGTGGCCGGGACAGTGGACGTAAACATTGATACTGCGGCGGGCATGACTGACGGCACTTTCGAGGTTCTTTGCGGTGACGTGCAGTGCTTCACTTCGAACGAAGACGGCTGGACCGCTCTGAAAGGTTCTGTTTCCGGCAACGTGCTCACCATCACGGCGCAGGATAATGCTTGCACTGATACGGTTAGCTGGATGGTTATTGGCGAACGGAAAGACGCTAAAATGATCGAATCTGAATGGGCGGATAATAATGGCAAATTAATCGTTGAGACTTTGAAAAGCACCCATGAATAAAAACTTATAGGAAAATATAGATAATATGTTTTATTACTTATCTGTAATAGGAATCTTAGTGTTGTCTTCTAATCAGGGTGTCATAGAAAGATCTATTACAGGTAGTTTTAATAACTTAGAAGCATGTCAAGTATATAAAGAACATGTTGAAAATATAATTAAACAAGTACCATCTGCAACAATATTTAAGTCTGAGTGTAGAGAGAAAAATAAAGAAAAAGGAAAGGCAAGTTAATGGCAAGCACATATACAACTAATCTCCGTCTGACAAAGCAAGCAGATGGAGAGAACCCAAACAGTTGGGGAGCTATTCTTAATGATGGAGTTATCAGTCTTGTTGATGATGCTATTGCTGGGTACACTACTGTATCACTTGGTAGTGCTGCAACTGTAACTTTAACTAATGTTCAGGGTGCTGGCGATCAATCTCGTTCTGCTATTCTTGAATTTAAAGGCACAGTTGGCGGCACTCACGATGATATTGTTGTCCTTGTTCCTAACAACTCTAAATCTTATATAGTTAGAAATTCTGTATCATATAATGATAGTACAGATTCTGTAGTATTGAAAGTTGCTGGTAATTCTGGTTCTACGCTTGAGCAGGGAAGTACTGCTCTTTATGTTACTAATGGTACAACTGTCCTACCAGTTACAAGTAATATTTTTAACAGTATTATTACAAGTGTTTTAACAGTATCTACTTCTGCTATGTTTGTTGATAATGCCAAAGCTAATTTTGGCACAGGCAGCGATCTTCAAGTTTATCATACTGGATCACATAGTTATGTTCAGGAAACTGGTACTGGTAGTTTGTATGTGGCTGGTTCTAATGTTATTATTTCTAATGCAGCCGCAACCGAAACCATGATTAACGCTACTGAAGACGGTGCTGTTGGTATTTATTATGATAATGCAGTAAAACTTGCAACAACAAACACAGGTGCTCAAGTTACAGGTACTTTTCTTGCCACCACAGATACTGATACATCTAATACAGGAAGCGTGACACTTGATTTTGCTGCTAATCAAAATTTTATACTGACACTTACCGGAAATCTAACGCTTGCCAACCCCACAACAGAACAAGTTGGTCAGGCAGGTGTAATTACATTTATTCAAGACGGTACTGGT